AAAAAAAAAAAAAAAAAAAAAAAAAAAACCAAAAAATTTTAAAAAAATGCCTTTCATAGCTGTAAACTGTAGGAAATTAGGAAAAGAGCTTTTAAGAAAGAAGGGAAAGCAGATGGGATAGAGGAACTCAAAAAGAAAATCGAATTCATGCTCCAGACCATGGATCAGCAGGGCCTTGAACAGGCCTATAAAATCCTACAAAGAATCTGGATCAGACACGGAACACAGCAGTAGAACACACACGGAAGAGCGCAGGACTTGGAAACAGGTTCTGCGTTTTTCTTTTATAAAAGACGAGTAACAACCTAAACAGGATTACTCGTCTTTTAAGTTTTCGATAATTTGCATAACTAAATTGAACTGTTCCTCTGGAAGAGAAAAGAGTCTTTTTACCAATTCTACTGTTTTAGCATCGTAGCCTTTCTCGGCCGCTAGCTCATCTACTATGGCGTCCATATCATCTAGGAACGGTTCGCCTATTCCTTCCGTTAGCCAGAAGTAATCCACGTGATATTTAGAGCATATCAATTTAACAATTCCGTCAGACGGGTTCGCTGATCCAGATTCTATTCGACTAATAGCCGATTCGGATAAGCCCAGAGAATTACCGAACGCCTTCATTGTAAGGCCTAAGCCTTTTCGGATTTCTTTTATTCTATTTCCTAACATCCTTTTACCTCCTGACAAAAGTATAATATAAAAACTTTAAAATTTAAAGTCTTTTATTGACAAATATTAAAAAGTAAAGTAATATAACATCAGAACTTGAAAATAGAAAGTTGAGGTGATAGAAAACATGAAAATAGAAGATCGTAACAAAGCAAAAGCAAATGCGAACTTATTACTGGACGACGTAAAAGCTCTAAAGGGTGAGCCCCGAGCTTTCCTAGAAGGAATGCTGACAGGCCTACAAATGAATAAGGCTCAGCCAGCACCAGCAGCCAAGGAACCAGAGAAGCAGGAGGTGAAGTAGATGGACGGACTAACAATATTCGGGGTCGTCATTATAACGGTAGCCGCAGCAGTAGGAATTCCGATAATGAAAAAACTAGAACCGGATAATTCCTGGTACTGGATATACGCGGTTCTAATTTGGTTTTTTACGGTAACTAGTTTAATTCTTCAAGCTCTTTCTTGATATCAGGAATCAGATCATCTAGTAAGTTGTGAGCTTGTAACCGATTATTAGCGACGGTTTTATCGAATTGAATTAGCTTTTCACGAAGCTCAGGAGAAACCAGAGGAAGAAGCCTATAGATATATTCACCGAGTTCTTGAAGAGCTATAGCCCGGCCTAAATATAAATATTTGCCAGCATACTGAAGAAAGCCCATATAGATGTCTTTCCTGGATTGAATATCAGTTTTTCTTCTATCCGCTTCAATCTCAAGCTTACGAAGATTGAACTGATGCTTATTATTCAGCCAAGTCGTAAAAATCGGTGAGACTATAGAAGACACAGCAAGAGCAATCGCAAGTATAACGTTTAATCGATTCATAAAAGATTAACCTCCTTTCATAGGAGATTGTAACACGAAAGGAAGAAAGAGAAATGGAACACAAAACAACAGGCGCAGAGCTTCCAGACTTCGCAGAGGGTATCAATCTGCACGGAGAAAGACTAAGACTGGAAGCCTTCTATGCAGAACAAAAAAGAATCAGAAAGCAGAAATTCAGGTCTGGACTTGTAACGGCGCTAAACATGGCGCTCATAATCCTGATCATTACGCTAAGCGTAGCAATTTGGATCATGATCTATCAAATGCTTTATTAAAGGAGGTGGTGAGCTTTGCAAGTAGAAAACCTAGCAGCCTACAGATACGAGATGATGGAAAAGGGATACATGAACAAATCCGAACTATCAAAGTTTCTAGGTTGCGGAAGGAAAAAGGGAAGCAAGATCTTCCAGAAGATCATGGAAGACATAAAAAAAGAAGGTCTAGAAAATATCGACAGCAACATTATTCTAACCAAGCGCGCTGTTCAGTATCTAGGCCTCACACAAAAGAATATCGTAGAATCCTACGAGCGTTCTATAAAAAAAGGCTAGAAGACCTCGTTCGAAAACGAATAAGGCTCTAGCAATAGAACACGCTTATATTATACAGCACGTGTTCAAAAATACAAGGAGGAAAAATAGATGTATTACCAATTAACATTGCAATTCGCAACAAGCGAAATCGACGACGCTAAAAAAGTGTTGGAGCTAGCCAAAGAGCTAGACCTAAAGCGCGCAGGACTAGAGGAAAAACTGCCTGAGCCTGAAACATTCCCATGGGAAGAAGAAGCACCAAAACAAGCAGCACCAAAGCAGGAGGAGCCTACAATTCCAAGAGCCAAAGACTGGGTGCCAATGGATGAGCCTACACCGGAACCAGTAAAGCCAACGCCTAAACCTGATCCGACTGCAGAACCAATTACATTGGAAGATTTACAGAAAGCCGGCGTTGCATTTGCCAAAGAAAAAGGCGTAGCCGTACTTAAGGTGTTCCTAACTCAGATGGGTGCAAGCAAGATCTGCGACATTCCAAAAGAAAAGTATCAGGAAGCTTGGGAGGCACTACATGCCTAGTCAACACGCGATTTTATCAGCCAGTGGGTCCAACAAATGGATTCACTGCCACCCTTCCGCAAGACTGGAGGAACTATTCGAAGAAAAGCCAAGTGCTTACGCAGCAGAGGGAACAGAGGCCCACAGCGTAGCAGAACAGAAACTCCGTAACTGGCTCGAGGGACACCCTCGAAAAAAAGTGAAAGCGGCCAATGGAGAAATGGACGAGGCTACAAACGTTTATAAGGACTATGTTCTAGAGGTATACAACAAAGAGAAAAAGAAAAGTGATATCGCGGATCTTTTTATCGAGGTACAAGTTGATTTGACTCAATGGATTCCGGAAGGGTTCGGAACAAGCGATGCTGTAATCGTAAGTAATCACACGCTCCACGTTATCGATTTTAAATACGGAGAAGGCGTCAAAGTAAACGCGCCGCACAATACGCAGCTTACTATTTACGCCGCTGGAGTTATGGCCTTATACGACTGCCTATATGATTTTGAAAAAGTTCAGCTTCATATCGTACAGCCTAGACGGGATCACATCAGCACCTGGGAACTTACTACCAAAGAGCTGGCAGACTGGATGGAGAATGTAGTTAAACCAGCTGCAAAGGAAGCCTGGAACGGAGACGGAGAACAGCAAGCCGGAGATTGGTGCAAGTTCTGCAAGGCAAAACCACAATGCGCAGCACACGCCGCTAAGATGAAAGCAATCAACGAAAGATATCAGCGCATGTGCGGAATGATTTTAACAGATCAGCAAATCGCAGAGCTTTTGCCAGAACTACCTGGACTTATTGACTGGGCCAAAGAGGTACAAGAGTTCGCACTGGATCAGGCGCTAAAAGGAACACACTACGAAGGATATAAAGTTGTAGAAGGAACAAGCCGAAGAAAGATTACAGACGAGCCTAAGGCCTCTGAAGCGCTCCAAAAAGCAGGATTCGACTTCGACCAGATCATGACAAAGCCAAAGCTTCAGACTATCACGGCTCTAGAAAAATTAGTCGGAAAGAAAGACTTTGCAGAAATCGTTGGTGAATATATCGAGAAGCCGCAGGGAAAACCTACATTAGTGCCAGTAAGCGACAAACGCCCAGAGTTTGGAAGTGTAGCAAATGACTTTAAAGATGGCATTGATTAGAAAGATAAAAAGACTGATAGGAATCCAGTCGCCTTCAGAACACATGTGGGGATTTAAGCCCAAGGGATTAAAAGATGATTTCAAAAGAGGATATCAATCAGCTCGAAGAAAAGATGGTCCGCATCCGAGCCGAGATTCGAAACAGTAAACCAGGACCACACAGAAACGATCTAAAAAGACAGTTAAAGAATTTAATGAGAAAAAGAGTTCAAATAGGAGGTAAATAACATGTCTACAGTTAAAACAAAATTAGTAAGATTTATCTACTGCCATTTAGCAGAACCTCATGCCTTTGCAGAAGGCATGGACGCCAAATATAGCGTGAACGTATTAATTGACAAGGACGACAAAGAAACACTTAACCGAATCATTAATGGATACCAGGAAGCCGTTCAAAATGGAGTAGAACACTATGGCGCTTCCTTCAAGGCTAAAGCAACACCGCTAAAAAGAGAACCAGGAAGCACACGCGGCTTATTGGTTGACTGCGACGCGGATGAAAGATACAGCGCACCAGAGTTCAAGAACAAATACATGCTAGCGATAAAGAGTATCAATCCTGTATCAGTTGGATACCGCAAGAACGGAGTGACATACGCATACAGCGACAAGGAAGCTATTAGGGAAGATGTATATAGTGGATGCTATGGAGCTGTAAGCTTCAACTTCTACTCATTCAACAAAGTCGGAACAGGAATCGCTGCAGGGCTTAACAGCGTTTTAAAAGTAAAGGACGGAGAACCGTTAGGCGGACACCCAAGTGTAACTGCCGACTTTGGAGACGCTTCTGAATTTGACGATGAAGCCGGAAGCGACGACCTAAGTGCTTTATTGTAAAAAGCCCATACTGCATATCGACCTGGAGACCTACTCCAGCGTCGACCTTGCAGCCTGCGGGGTTTATAAATACGCAGAGAGTCTAGATTTCAAAATACTTCTATTCGGATACGCCTGGGGCAATGATCCAGTAGAAGTTTTAAATTTAATGGAAGAAGATCTGCCTTTTTCTTTAGTATCAGCACTAGCAGACGAAAGCATCACGAAGGTGGCGCACAACGCAAACTTCGAACGAGTATGTCTAACCAGATACGTCAAGGAGTACGCAAAGCGAAATACTCTAGGAGACGCCTTGAAAAAGAAACTAACAGAGGATGGATTCCTTCCACCAGAGCAATGGAAAGATACTATGATCATGGCCGCTGAGAATGGATACCCTTCCAGTTTAGGACAACTAGGGCCAGCATTAGGCATTGAAGAAGACAAGGTGAAACTGGCTACAGGTAAAAGGCTGATCCAGTATTTCTGCAAGCCTTGCAAACCAACAAAAGCCAACGGCGGAAGATGGAAGAACCTACCTGAGCACGACCCGGAGAAATGGAATCTTTTCATAGAATACAACAAGCGCGACGTGGAATCAGAACAAGCCATTTATAACAAGCTAAATAACTTGATACCTGTATCTGATCAGGAATGGGAAAACTGGCACAGAGACCAGAGGATAAACGACAGAGGAATTCACGTAGATACGCAGATCATAAAAAACGTGCAGTCCTACAGTCTAGATCATGGAATGGCACTCATGGATGAAGCAAGATACATCACAGGGCTAGAAAATCCGCAGAGCGTAGCACAGCTAAAAAAGTGGATCCTTGACCAGGAAGGACATGACGTCGAAAGTTTGAACAAAGAAGCCGTGAAAGACCTTCTAAAAGGCAAGTTAAGGCCAGAAACAAGAAGAGCCCTAGAAATACGACAGGAGCTAGGGAAGACAAGTGTCAAGAAGTATGACGCCTTCCAGAGAGCGTGCGGAGAAGATGACCGCATCAGGGGAACCTTCCAATTCTTTGGAGGCAGAACCGGAAGATGGGCAGGCCGACTGATCCAACCGCAGAACTTCCCACGCCCAAGCTTTGACGAGGTAGACGAACCAAGAACACTCGTGAAGGAAGGCAACTTCGAACTTTTAGAGCTCATCTACCCAAGTATGAACGATGTATTCGCTACGATTCTAAGAACCGTAATCACACCACCCGAAGGCAGCAGCTTTATAGTAGCCGACTACTCAGCCATAGAAGCTCGAGTGATTGCCTGGCTAACAAGAACAACATGGCGCCAGGAAGTATTCAAAAACGGTGGAGACATCTACTGTGCATCAGCTAGCCAGATGTTCGGGGTGCCTGTAGAAAAGCACGGAATCAATGGACATCTAAGACAAAAGGGAAAGATTGCCGAACTTGCCCTCGGATACGGAGGTGGAACGGCAGCACTGGAAGCCTTCGGAGCGAGTAAGATGGGCTTAAGTCCAGAACAGCAGCATGAGATTGTAATCAAATGGAGACAAGCCTCACCACGTATCAAGGACTTCTGGTACTTACTAGGCAGAGCCTTCGAGGATGCGATTACAGATAGTAAAGTCACAACGCTGGACCGAAATATGAAGGTTTTCAAGGGCGGCAGTAACGTCTATATATCTTTACCCAACGGGCGCATTTTAGGTTACGTTACACCACGAATCAAGGATGGCCAGGTATCTTTTTTAGGATTGAACCAGACAACACGAAAGTGGGAATGGACAAACACCTGGGGTGGAAAGCTTACGGAGAACGTGGTTCAGGCTATCGCTCGAGACTGCCTATGCGAGACGCTAAAAGGCTGCGACGAGATCGGAGCTAAAACAATCATGCACGTTCACGACGAGGTTATATGCGAAGTACCGACGGAAGAAAAAGAAACAAAGTTCAAACAACTGCTAGACGTAATGGCTAAGCCGATCAGTTGGGCGCCAGACTTAATTCTAGTAGGAGACGGATTTATATCCGATTATTACAAAAAGGATTAAAGTATGAAAATAGATAAACAAGATTTAATTATAGCCTTGATCTATATCACCGCAGCACTGATCATTCTAAGCATTTTGAAAGAAGTGTTCGGCTTAGATATAGCACAAGCACCAAGGCTAGGAGGGTAGAACATGAGTATTAAATGGACACAACAGGAGGACAACCTTCTAAAGCAGCTAGACGCCCTGGGCTATAGCAGCTCAAAGATTTATAAAGAATATGGCTCTATATTAAAGAACCGAAGTCAAAACGCTATAGCCATTCGGCTAAGCTATCTACACAAACCACCCGAAGAAAGACGGAAGGAAGACATGGCCAGCTTCGACAATGCGGACATGCTAGAAAAAGCGATCAACCAGGCAGCAGACCGTATCTGCAACAGGCTAGACAATATCGCAAACGCTCTAGCTGTAATCTGCAGAGATATGGAAAGCAATGCAGTGGGCGCCGGAAAGCATGCTGCACACACTATAGGGCTTCTAGAAGAGATCAAGGCCAATGGGACACTCCAGCAAGGAACACAGCAAAGTATCAAACACGAGCTTCAGAAAGTGGCCTATCGGGGAAATAAGAAATGGAATATGAAATGAAAAGAAAGCAGAGAATCTTTTATATTCTAGCGGAAGAATAGACAGGAGGCTGAAGGATGTGCAAATAGCAACCTGCAAAAATAGAAAACAAAAGCAATATTTCAACCAGGAAATGTCCTGGGAGGAATTCACAAAAAAACTAAAAGAAACGACCCGAACAAAAGAGACGGTGGAAGAGTACAAGAACATGACGAAGGACCAGCAGTCTAATATCAAGGATGTCGGTGGATTCGTAGCCGGAGAACTAAAAGACGGAAGACGAAACAATCAAAGCGTTCTATCACGTAGCATGATCACATTGGATGCTGACTTCGCAGACAAAGACTTTTTAGACTTGATCCGAATAACGTGCGACTTTTGCAGCGTGATCTACTCAACGCATAAGCACACACCGGAAAAGCCAAAATACAGATGGATCCTGCCCCTACAAAGAGGAGTATCACCGGAAGAGTACGAGGCAATCGCTCGAAGGATTGCAAGTACAATCGGAATGGAATACTTCGACGATACAACGTATCAGCCAGCACGAATGATGTTCTGGCCTAGCACCAGTAAGGACGGAGAATACATCTGTGAACAACTAGGAGACAGAAACGCGTACCTGAACCCGGATGACATCCTGGCGCAGTACAGAGACTGGCATGACATCAGCTACTGGCCTCGATCTAACAGAGAGACAGAACTGCATCACAGCGACATTAGACACCAGGAGGACCCTTTATCTAAATCCGGATGGATTGGCGCCTTCTGTAGAGCCTACACGATCCAGGAAGCAATCGAGAAGTTCATATCAGAGGAATACACGCCGACAGAGGACCCGAACCGCTGGACCTATACGAACGGATCAACAGCCGGAGGCCTAGTTATATATGACGACAAGTATGCATACAGCAACCACAATACAGACCCGACAGGGCAGCAGCTATGTAACGCCTATGACCTTGTAAGGATACACAAGTGGCCAGACGATCCAGCAAGTACAGAACGCATGCTCGAACTAATGGAACACGATGATGGCACCCGGAAGCAGCTTATAGATGACAAGAAAGAACAGATTCATGAGGACTGGGACGACTTCAAGGACGACACCGCGAGGGGTTCGCAAGGGGTAGAAGACAGTAAAGAAGAAGTAAACGAGGACTGGCTGGATGCCATGGACATGGACAAGAAGGGAAACTTCAAGCCCACTACAGACAACATAGTCCGCATACTTTTAAATGATCCAAAACTTAAAAACGGGGTAGGAGGCAATGACCTATTCGCACAGAAACCCGTCAAGAAGGGAAACCTGCCATGGTGGAACTACAATCCAAGCGACCCGACCTGGACGGATACGGACGACGCAAGCTTCAGATACTATCTAGAAAAGAAATACAACATTGTAGCCAAAGGAAAAGTGGATGACGCCATAGCCTATGTTCAGGAGAGAAACAGCTTTCACCCAGTACGAGACTACCTGGACACACTAGAGTGGGACGGCATACCAAGACTAGACACGCTGTTTATAGACTATCTAGGAAGCGAGGACTCAGAGTACAGCAGAGCGGTCGCAAGGAAAGCTTTTACCGCAGCCGTGGCCAGAATCTACACACCAGGATGCAAAATGGATTATATGCCCGTACTCGTAGGACATCAGGGCATAGGAAAGAGCCACATGCTAAGCATCATGGGCGGAGATTGGTTCTCAGATTCAATCACAACAATTTCAGGAAAAGAAGGATATGAGGCACTCCACGGGTCATGGGTTATTGAATGGTCCGAGCTATCAGCAGCCAGAAAAGCCGATATTGAGTCCATGAAGCAATTTATAAGCAAGAGGGACGACCGTTACAGAAAGGCATACGCTAGAAGGGTTACAGACAACCCGCGACAGTGCGTGTTTTTCGGAACGACAAACGATGACGAGTTTCTAAGGGACTACACAGGAAACCGAAGATTCTGGCCGATCAACACGGATATATCGAAAGCAAGGAAAGTCGTGTTTGATGATCTGCCAAAAGAACGAGACCAGATCTGGGCTGAAGCCAAGCAGAGATTCAAGGACGGAGAAAAGCTATTCCTTCAGGGCGAAGCTTTGACCGGAGCCGAACAGATGCAGAAAGAGCACACGTTTACCAGCGTCCGAGAGGACATGGTCCGTGACTATCTAGACAGAAAGTTACCGCAGAATTGGTATGACATGGATCTTTATGCAAGAACCCAGTGGCTGGAAGACCCAAGAAACGAAGGTACGGAAGAACGTACAAGGGTATGCCTGCTAGAGGTGTGGTGCGAAGTTTTAAATGGATCAAAGAATAAATTTACACCTGCGGACCAAAGAGAACTCAAGGCAATCATGGAAAGCTTAGGGTGGGTTCGTACTAAAAATCCGTTAAGATTTGGAGGAATTTACGGACGCCAGAAAGCTTATGTTCCGCCGCAGGATGCTTACGCGTATAGCAGAAAGACCTGACAACGGCTGACAACGCACTCAAAAAAATCGAGTGACAACGTGGCAACGGACTGGCAACGGCTAAAACGATAGAGCGTTGCCGGGCTAAAACCGCATAAAATAAGGGCCTAAGATACTTCTGACAACGAGACAACTATAAATTATCTAACTTAATGAATATATATAATATATAGCGTAATACAGTACAAGTGTGTGTATATGCGCGCGAGAAAATATAGTATATATATATGAAGTTTTAGAAGCGTTGCCAGGCGTTGCCCGTTGCCACCCCTAAGAATCAACTAGAAAAGGAGACACAGAAATGGCAATAAAAGTAAATGACAGCAAAAGATTTCATTTTTTGATGCATGAATTAGATGCAAGAGTCAACGACGAAACAATGGACCGATACGGAATCGAAAGGCAGAGCCTGGTCGCTATGGAAGAACTATCAGAACTACAAAAGGCAATTTCTAAACTGGTACGCAATCCGGAAGAAAAAACAAAGCCCTTAGAGTTCAAAGGGCTAAGACATAACCTGATCGAAGAAATGGCGGATGTGATAATTTGCATGGATCAGCTAAAAGAGTATTACAATATCACTCACGCTGAAATTCAAATCAATATAGATTCGAAACAAGCAAGACAAAGAAGAAGACTAGAGGAGGAATAGAACATGAAAGAAAATAGAATGTATATCAAGTGCGACCGATGCGGAAAAGAAACATCAGTCGGAATCGAAAAGAGCAAGATTGAAAACGGAAAGACAATCGAAACCTGGGAAGGACTTCCAGAGGGCTGGATCACAACAATTGACAACAAAGATTTGTGTCCAGACTGCGCCGAGCGGTACCGCGAACTTCAAAAGAAGTTCTTCCAGAAATGATAGAAAATCAAGTAGAAAATTACCTGATCAAAAAGGTATCAGCATTAGGCGGTAAAGCCTGGAAGTTTGTAAGCCCAGGAAACGCAGGCGTGCCGGATAGATTGATCACATATAATTCAAAGGCATTTTTTGTAGAAGTAAAAAGGCCAGGCGGTAAGCCTAGAGCCCTACAAAAAGCCACAGTAGCCCAAATACGGGCAACAGGTATGAAAGTATACTGCATCAGCACAAAGGCCCAGGTGGACGAATTAACAAATCTGATGCGATCTGGAATCATACCGGAGGAGCGACACTTTGACAGAATTTAAACCTCATGACTATCAAAAGAAGGCTATCAACTTCGGACTGGATCATAAGAAGTGCGGCCTTCTTCTTCCAATGGGCGCTGGGAAGACCGTAACCACACTAACGATCATCAGCCTTCTAAAACTAATCGACACAGAAAAAGTTCTAATCATAGGCCCTGTGCGCGTAATAAAAAGCACGTGGCCGGAAGAAATAGAAAAGTGGAGTCACACTAAGGACTTGAGCTATTCAATCATAGCAGGCACTCCAAAGCAACGTGAGAAGGCCCTGCGACAAAAGGCAGACATTTATCTCATAGGCAAAGAGAACGTTACCTGGCTAGTAGACAACAAATACTTTGACTTTGACATGGTAGTGATTGATGAATTATCAACTTTCAAGAATCCAAAAAGCCAGAGGTTCAGAGCCCTAAGAAAAGTTATGCCGCTAGCTGACAGATTTATAGGCCTAACCGGAACACCAGCCCCGAAAGGAATCCCGGACCTTTGGAGCCAGATATACTTGATTGACCAGGGAGAAAGATTAGGTCGAACGCTAACTCAGTTTCGAGAAAGATATCTAATTCCAGGAAGAAGAAACGGGATGATCGTATACGATTGGAAGCCAAGACCAGACGCAGAGGAAAAGATTTACAAGAAAATAGGTGACGTATGCATGAGTCTGGATCAGGCAGACTGCGCCAAACTTCCACCGGTTCAGTACTTAAAAAAATCAATCGAACTACCTCAAAAAGCAATGACAGAATACCACGCTTTCAAACGTGAGAAGGTTCTGGAACTAGATAACAACGAATCACTGCTAGCAGCCAACGCTGGAGTGTTATGCGGTCAGCTGCTACAAATGACATCAGGAGAAATCTATAAACGCGATCAGCTAGGAAATAAGCTCGAAGAAGTAGCAACCCTTCACGCGGCTAAACTTGAGGCACTAGACGACTTGATCGAATCAGCGAACCAGAACCCAGTGATGGTGTTCTATTATTTCAAACACGAACTAAAACGAATCAAGGAACATCTGAAGAAACAGAAACTGGAAGTCCGCAGCCTTGAGAACGAGGACGACGTTCGAGACTGGAACGACGGAAAGATAGACGTGCTGCTTTTGCATCCAGCAAGCGCAGGACATGGGCTTAACCTTCAACGTGGTGGACATATCGCAATCTGGTATACACTTCCAAACTGGAACCTTGAACTGTATCAGCAGGCAAATGCCAGAATCTACAGACAAGGACAGAAACAAAACGTGACAATTTATCAGATCGTAGCTAGAGGCACAGTAGACGAGGATATGCTGGATGCACTAGAACACAAGAACATAACACAAAAAGCCTTAATCGAAGCTTTAAGGAGGTAAAACATGACTTATGATGAATTAATTCCAGAACTAAAAACGGTGCGCTACTGCTGCCACCGTTTGATTGAATTGAATCAAGAATTGGAGGTACTAAACCACCAGACAACAGGTCTTGCAAAGTCTGGAGGAATCGAACTGACCGCAGAACAGAAAAGAAGCAAGTGGCCTATGCCGACATATCAGCATCAGTACCACAGCCAACTCGGACTCTTCGAAGAGATATCAGCCAAAGAACAAGAACTGCATCACTTCCAGAAAAGACTGACGGACCTAAGATGGACAGAACTTCTAGACTTGCAAGACCAGAATATTTTATGGGATCTGTACATTCATAGAATCAAGGCTGAAGAAGTTGCTGAGAAATATGGATACACAAGACGAGGCTTATATAAACATCTGATGGCGGAAGTAAAAAAGCTCACAAAAAACTAAAGAGTTCCCACTGTGTACCACTTTAAAGTGGTATATTAGTACTTGTAAAAGAGGACCGGTAGAAAAGGGCCCTCTTTTCTTTTACCCGGAGCGTCCTCCTTTATAAAAAACGAGTGCTTTCCAGACAACGTCAACGTCAAACATCAGCTACGACAAATCATGGACATTAATTTTATTTTCTTTTCAGCGCTCCGGGTAATCATAGACAACAAAGAAGCCTTAGAAGCTAAACAGGATAGACCTCTCATTGGAGAGAACCCTGAGCTGCTAACGCTTCTTTTTTAATACAACAGAGGTGAACACACATGAATATTACAGACATAAGAACATGCGACCTGAAGCCTTACGAGAACAACCCACGACTCAACGAAGATGCCGTCGATTTAGTCGCAGCATCTATAGACGAGTTCGGATTCAAGCAACCAATTGTGGTGGATAAAGACCTGATCATCATTGCAGGACACACGAGATGGAAGGCAGCACAAAAGCTAGGCCTTGAGACAGTGCCGTGCATCCAGGCTGACGATCTAACACCAGCACAGGTGAAAGCCTACCGATTGGCAGACAACAAAGTCGCGGAAGCAGCACAATGGGACCTTGATGCTTTACAGTTTGAACTGGAAGAGCTAGACAACATGGACTTTGATATGGAGCCTTTCGGATTTGAAACGGAAACATTCGACGAACAAATCGCAGAGGACGACCACTTCGAGCCAGAGATTCCGGAAGAACCAACAACCAAAAGAGGACAATGCTGGATGCTAGGAAGGCACAGATTAATGGTCGGAGACAGTACCAAGCGCCAGGATGTAGAAAAGCTTTGCAGTGACGCTACTATGGATATGGTCGTAACTGATCCACCGTATAACGTAGCACTAGGACAGCATATGAGACCTTCAGAGGCTAAGCAGCTACACCGAAGAACCGACGGACTGGTCATTGATAACGACTCATGGGAAGACGACGAGGGCTTTATTGAGTTTTTAAAAGTAGCCTTCGAGAACATGACAGAACAGCTCAAGGCCGGAGGTGCCTTCTACATTTGGTACGCATCCACACAAAGCCAGAACTTCCTGGAAGCAGCAGAACGCGCAGGTCTAAACATCCGACAAACGCTGATCTGGAACAAGAACACATTCGCACTGGGTCGCCAGGACTACCAGTGGAAACACGAGCCATGCCTTTACGGATGGAAAGATGGCGCAGTCCATTACTTCGTCAATACTAGAAACCTTGTAACCGTACTCGAAGACACAGAGAACCTGGACATTGACAGCATGAAGAAGGACGAGCTTAAAGACCTTCTAAAATCAATCCTGGGGGGGTGCAAGGACACAACGATTCTGGACGAGAAGAAGCCCACAAAATCCGATCTGCATCCAACCATGAAACCAATTCCACTGATTGCAAGGCAAATCAAGAACAGCACCCGAACTGGAGAAAACGTATTGGACCTATTCGGAGGTTCAGGCTCCACGCTTATGGCTTGCGAACAGCTAGGACGGAGGTGCTTCATGATGGAGTATGATCCACACTATGCCGATGTAATTATCAAGCGCTGGGAAGATTACACCGGAGAACAGGCGGAGCTGATATCAGATGCCGGCTAAGGGAATAGCTGGACGCACAAAAAGCGAAGCGGCAAGACAGCGCAAAGACCCTATGCAAAACCTGAAGCCCTTCACGAAAGAGAATGCAGCAGAGATGGGACGCAAGGGCGGAGCCGCAAGCCAGAAAGTCCAGAAAAAGAAAAAGAAGCTAAAACAATGTCTGGCTGCAATTTTAGAGCTAGAACCAAGCGAAAGAAACAAAGAGAAGCTAATCGACATGGGATTAGAAGATGAGGAGCTCAGCAATCAAATGCTTTTAGCAGCAACCATGTTCAACAAAGCTACACGCGGAGACGTAAGGGCTGCAGAGTTCATTCGAGACCTTACAGGACAGCAACCAGTCACAAGCCTAGACAGAGCCAGAACGAAGCTGATGAATGCACAAGCCGAACAGATCAAAAGACAAGGCGACCCTTCTAAAGAGATTACGAAACTGGATCTTTTACTGAAAGCTATGGACACAGTAGCCGGAGACGATAGTGGAACTGACTGAGAAACAGAAAGAGTTCTGGAATCATAAACCAAGCCGCTGGAACATAAAAGAAGGGGCTACACGTAGTGGAAAGACGTGGCTGGACTATTACATCATCCCGAAACGTATTCGAGCTATAGAGGGCCTTCCAGGCCACGTGTTCCTCATAGGAAACACAAAGTCGACACTTGAAAGAAACGTTCTAGAACCCATGCGAGAATTATATGGCCCAGAACTAGTTGGAAGAGTAAGACCGGATAACACGGTAAAACTTTTCGGGCGTAACTGCTACGCAATAGGCGCGGACAAAGAAAGCCAGGTTACAAAGATACAAGGAGCCTCAGTAGCGTACTGCTACGGGGATGAAGTCGTAACCTGGAATAAGAAAGTATTTGACATGCTAAAATCGCGTCTAGATAAACCATATAGCTGCTTTGACGGAACATGCAACCCGGACAACAAGAACCATTGGTTTTTAAAGTTTCTAGAATCAGGAGCCGACATCTTCCGACAGAAATACACGATTGAAGACAACCCGTTTCTGCCGCAGGAATTCGTGGAAAACTTGAAACTCGAATATCGAGGGACAGTCCTATACAACAGATACATACTAGGAGAGTGGTGCAACGCGGAAGGGTTACTCTTTCCACAGTTTGCAGACAATCCAGACGAGTGGGAAGTCAAAGGGGAACTCCCACTTTTTAACATGATCAACATAGGCCTGGACATAGGTGGAACACGTTCACACAGTAGCCTGATCGTAACGGGAATCACGGCAGACCTTTCTGAGATTGTGACCTTTGCAGAACGGAAAGTCGTACACGCTAAAGGAACTATAGACGCTGAAAGACTTTGCACAGAGACAGTCGACCTGATCAGAGCTTTATGGATTCAAGGCTTCGTGGTGTCCACAGTTTTTGTCGACAACGCCGAGCAGGTAATCCTGAACAGTATACGAGTAGCCGTGCAAAGGGCAGGCTTTCCAACTAACGTGATGGATTGCCGCAAGATAGACGGAAAGACAAGGATTCTGACCTACAACATGCTGCTGAACAGACACAAGATGAAGTTCCAGGCAGTACCTATGGTGGTCGAAAGCTTGAGCACAGCCCTATACGATACAAAATCGAAGGAAGACAAAATTTTGGATGACTTCACAACCGACGTCGATACATTCGACGCCCATTTTTACAGTTGGTCGACATTTATGGACCTGATCACAGGAAGGAGTACTTAAATGAAAATTTTATTCACAATACTAAAGGACTTAGGATATCCTGTGAGCCAGGAAGTCCAAGATTACTACAATAAAATTCAATTCTGGAACGATTGGTGGAAGGGCTACGTTCAAGATTTTCATAAATACGAGATCAAGAACGAAAACGGAAACAGTAGACAAGTAAAACGCAAGCAGATGAGAATGGCTAAGAAAATCTGCGAAGACTGGGCCGATTTACTTTTGAATGATAAAACCAGAATCCTGGTGGAGTGCAACGAACATGGAACTGATGCCACACAAGAATTCTTGACCGGAGACAAAGAGGACCAGAACGGCGGAGTTCTAGGAAACAGCAAGTTCTGGAAGCTAGGAAACAAAGCGGTCGAAAGAGAATTCGCACAAGGGACCGTGTGCTTCTATCTGCAGCTTGTAAATCCAACAGTAAACAAAGGACAGCTTAGTGCCCAGAGCGTACAAATCAAAGCTATCAAGGACGCGCAGAAAATCGTGCCGTTGACCTATGACGAGGAAGATATCTCAGAAATTGCACTGGCTAGCGAGTATACACAAAACGGGGATCGTTTCATGTACATCCAGGTCTTCAAGCAAGAGCGTGAGGACTACCAAATCTACAACCATTACTTCAAAATCAACAACGTGGCAGGAGACGCTGTAGGCTATGAAAGAGTATCAGCACCAAATGGCGAAGCAATCAGTTACAAGCTACCTTGCAAGCCTTTTGTGATTCTAAAGCCTAATATTGAAAACAACATAGCAGACGTACCATTAGGGATGTCAATCTACGCAAACGCAATCGACATGCTGGAAAGTTGCGACTTGGCATACGATAACCTATTCATGGATACTTTGCTAGGAAAGAAAAAGGTTTTCATGGATCAGGCGTTATTCAGTATGCAGCCAACAGCCTACGCGCTAAACGATAAAGGCGAGCGAGTACCGGTAAGGCAAGAACCAGACGTCGGTGCAACTTTGGAAAAATCTCTATACGTAAGTACAGGAACACAAGTAAACCTAGACAAACCTCGACTTTTTGAGGAATACAATCCAAGCCTTCGAGTTGACGAGAACAAAGAGAACGTTCAATTCAATCTAAATCTTTTATCAAGTAAATGCGGACTTGGGCAAAATAGATACCAGTTCAGCATCCAGAACATGACCACAGCAACGCAGGTTCGAGCTAGCAATAAAGAGCTAACAGAAAGCGTCTGGAAGCAACGTATCGCAATCCAGGACGCCCTTACAGAGCTAACGAGATCGATTATCATCCTAGGCAAAGAGAAGTGCCATATATCCGGGCTTGATCCAGACGTTCGCATCACAATTCAATTTGACGACACCATGTTTTCAGATGAGGAAGCGGAGCGTCTAAGAATGCTTCAGGAAATCTCGGCCGGCATCCTACAGAAATGGGAATATCGCGTCCGATACTACGGAGAGGACGAACAGACCGCACGCGAGATGACCGGAGAAACAGAGAACCCGGCAGACAGAATTCAAAGTATGTTCTTCCCACAAGATGGAACACAAATCGAAGAGGGGCCAGAGGGTGAAGCCTAATGCTAGAACCGAACTACCTGCAGAACGTAGGTGACGACCTAGAAAAGCTGTATCAGGAACTGGCCACAGAAATACTAGTGGACATAGCGGAGCGAATCAAACTGAATCAGGACGCAATGACAAGCACAACGGAGTATTTAAACAACAAACTAAAGCAGCTAGGACTCCAGCAGGACTGGATTAACAAAAGACTAGCTGAAATACTTCACACTTCCGAAGAAGAAGTCAACCGGATCATGCAACAGAGCGCTTATAAAAGTATCCGCGATACCTTCGACAGACTAGAGGCTGGAGGATACGACACAAGTGGATTAGAATTTTCGGATCAGATCAAAAAAGGAACATCAGCACTGTGGGGAGACATCCAGAACCTTACAAGGACCACAGCTCAACTGGCTAGCGACACTTTTATGAGATACTACGACATGGCTTATCTTCAGGTATCAAGTGGAGCCTATTCTTTGGATCAAGCAACCGCAAACACAGTAGACAAGCTATGCAAAGAAGGCCTAACAAAAGTATCCTACCCAAGCGGTGCTCAACGATCAATCGAGGCGGCCGTTCGATTGGCAGTACGAACCGCAGTAAACCAGAACGCCCTGGCTTGCGAGAAATCGGTCATTGATGAGCTAGATATAAACCTGGTACAGACAAGTGCCCACATGGGAGCCAGACCAAGCCACGCAGCCTGGCAAGGAAAAGTGTTCTGGGTAAACTATCCGGAAGGAAATTACGAGAACTTTTATGAGGCCACAGGATACGGAACAGGCGCAGGACTTGGCGGATGGAACTGTAGGCATTCATTTACCGCATACTTTCCAGGAATAAGCGAGGATTACAACAAGCCTGTAAACCCTAAAGAAAATGACAGAGTATACCAGATGGAACAAAGGCAAAGGTCCTACGAAAGAAATATGAGAAAGTGGGATAGAGAGCGCCGTGTGAAAGCTGCAGCAGGGCTAGACACGACGAAAGAAGATTACTGGTATAAATACAACAAGATGAGACTGAAGGAGCTTGTGGACGCTTCTAACGGGTATCTGAAACGAGATTACTCAGCTGAGAAGATAGGCGGAACAAAAGGTCGACCTTACAAGCCTGTAAGAATACCGAAGAAACAGCTGGAATATAAAGAGACGCACAAGGAAGAGGGACACCGCGGAATTGTAAAGAAAGCTACTATAGACAGAGCATATATAAATTCATCAGAGTATAAATCGAGATATAAAGGAATGACAGATGACCCTAAAGTGAATAGAATTTTAGCAAGAGAAGCAGTTACAATTTTAAAGCACAGGCAAGGAACGCTTAAAGAAGATTTGGTATATATCAATCCTGAGAAGAGGCAGATTCTGAGAAACATAAGTCACTCGGTGGACAGTCAGGTGCCACCAACAGAAAAGATGAGGGCCCTATTAAAAGCAAATCCCGGAAAGATCATAGCCATACACAACCACCCAGAAAGTAGCGTACCAAGCGCTCCAGACTTATATGCTGCGGTTAATTACGACTTTGGAATTGTAGCAGCCCATAACGGCGTGATTTTTAAATACAGCGTAGCTAGTAGAGTTCGAGAGATACCAGAGTTTAGCTTGAACTACCAGCTTGACTACTTACAACAAAATATTTACAATGAAAAAGGAGAGCTGAAGCTCGACGATAAAGAGTTGAAGCGAATCCTAAAAAGGCTAGAGGACATAGGAATAAAGATGGAGGTAATAGCATGATCACCTTAGAGGGCATTATAAAAAAGCTAGGATTTGACCCTAGAAACGACAACACTGACTGGTGGAAAAAATTGGACGGTTATACTTGCGACGACAGCAAACCTAACCCTTTCAGTGTGTTAACCAGAGAAGAGTCAAAGTTTTTAAGAGATACTGGTGTTTTTAAAATTTAGAACACAACTAAACAAGGACAAGAACCGTGCTAGGAATGGCGCGGTTTTTATTATGCCCTAAGCACGGCATATAAAAGGCTTGAATACCCCTCGGCACGGGATATAAAAGGCCGGACTCGATACTGGAGTGAACCAGATATAAAAAACACAGGAGGACAAAATGGAGTTTTTAAAAGAAATCTTAGGTGAGGAATTGTACGCACAGGTTGCAGCTAAGCTAGAAGGAAATAAAGACGTAAAATTAGCGAACCTTGCCTCAGGAGACTACGTCTCGAAAGCAAAATACGAGAGCGACATGCAAGCCAAAGAAACGCGCATTCAAGAGCTTACACAAAGCGTCAAGGATTTTGACGGAGTAGACGTAAAACAACTACAAAAAGACGTCAACGACTGGAAAACAAAATACGATCATGACTTGGAAGAAACAAAACGTGACAGCGCAATTCGTTTAGCTATCGCGAAATCTGGAACCTTATCCGAAAAGGCCTTAATGGGGTTACTAGATAAAGACAAGATCAAGTTTGATAAGGATGGAAAACTAACAGGACTTGACGAACAAATCGAAGCTATCAAGAAAGAGGACAGCTTCTTATTTAAGGCAGCAGAGCCAAACAAGCCAAAAGAAGGAAACGACGTCGTGCTTGATGGAAATCACGAAGGAAGTCCAAAACCAGAGGCACCAACAACTCTAGCTGCAGCTATTTCAGAACATTACAAAAAATAGGAGGAACTAAAAGATGCCAATTACATTAGAGCAATCAAAAGTCGGTTTAGCCGATCACGTAGACCAGAAGGTCATTGATGAGTTCCGCAGGGACTCTTTTATTTTGGATCGTTTAACTTTCGATAACGCAGTATCACCAGGAACAGGTGGCTCGACATTAACTTATGGCTATTTACAATTAAAAACACCATCCGTGGCTGAAGGTCGTAAATTGAATAGCGAATACACAGCAGGAGAAGCAATTAAGACGCAAAAAGCCGTTAACTTGAAAATCTTCGGTGGTGCGTTTGAAGTGGATCGTGTTTTAGAAGGAACAGCCGCAAGCTCAGAAATTTCATTCCAATTAGCCGAAAAAATCAAAGCCGTTAAAAACAAATTTCACTATGATTTTATTAATGGAAAATCAACAGCTAAAGGGAACGCAGGAACTGACGTTACGCCATTTGACGGCTTAGACGCTTTAGTCACTGGAACTAATACAGAGGAAAAGAATGCCACAGCACCATTCGACATGTCATCAGCTGCAAAAATCAAAGAAAACGCGAATGAATTCATGTACGCTTTAGACAACTGGTTATCAAAGTTATCTGAAAAGCCAGACGCTTTATTAGTAAATAGCAAGACAGCTACAATGCTAAAAACTGTAGCTAAAATGCAAGGTTACTATGATCGTTCAAAGAACGACTTCGGACAAAAAGTCGAAACCTACGACGAAATCGCTATTGTTGACATGGGAGGATACTTTGACGGAACAAACACAAAGATGTGCGTGCCTATTGACGCGAAAACAGGAACAACAAGCATCTATGCTGTAAAATTTGGATTAAACGCCGTTCACGCAGTAAGTCCAAAAGGAGACAAAATCATCGCAACATATTTACCTGACTTAAGTGTTCCAGGAGCTGTTAAATTAGGTGAAGTTGAAATGGTTGCAGCAATCGTTTCAAAAGATACAACAAAAGCCGGTGTATTCCGTAACGTTCAGGTCACAGCAGTAGCCGGATAAAAAGGAGATAAAGCATGATCCTAAGCTTTGAGGAATACACAGCCTTAGGTGGAACACTACTGGATGAAGTGGAGTACTCACAAATAGAACCAAGAACCGAAAGCCTTCTAGAATCCTACATTCGAGAGAAGATTCCATACTGGAAAGTTCAGGCTTTGGAAGATTACGACATGGACCTAAAAAAAGCAGTCCTATACCAGATTGACTTCATAGAAGCACATGGCGGCATGGATTGCTTCGTGGGTTCTAGCGATATGAACTTCGTAGGCGCAACCACAAGCGGTTTCTCGTATTCCGTAGATAATGCAAAAACGATAAGGTTCCATGACATACCCTTATCAAGCCTAGCAACATCCGAACTCGACTACCAATTACTCAAAGCAGGACTAGCCTGCCAGGCGGTATGGTAAAAAGCCCGAGATGGCTTAGGCCGCACACAATAAAAGTCATGAACATTCTAGGCGAAGAAAACCTGGAAGAAATTACGTCAACAGTAACGGTCCAACACGTAAAGGTTTCCAAAACAAAAGCCCAGACTTATGGACAGACGGGCGCCAGTAATTCCGATACGATCCTTATAACGATAGACGTGAACGATTATAAGGCAGATAAGGTTCTAGTTCCCCCTTCAGAATTTAAGACGCCAGACACTCAATTCACAATTAGAACCGGGGACCGTATCGAAGTACACGGCGACATTTACGAGATCACAAATGTGAATATCCTAAATCCCTTAAGAAACACACCGGAATTCATAGAGGTAACATGTGAGTGAGTATCATCTAAAAGTTATAGTCGATATCCCGGTGGCGCAGCTACAGGCTAGAGGAACGAAAGCGCTCCGCCGATCTAGATTGAAGCTGAAGCAGCTTATCGTTCAAGACACGAACAAAAACGTGCCTATCGGAAAAGGAACGCTGAGAACTTCAGCTTTAAGATGGGCGGCACAGGATAACGATTGGATCATATGGGACACACCATACGCACACTTCCAACATACAGGAAGAGTGATGATTGGAACCCATAGCCACAGTCCATGGGCTAAACACGGAGAAACAAAAGTCTATACAACTCGAAATTTGAGCTATAGACAAGGAGGTTCGGAGTGGTGGCCTAAGACTTTGAAAGCCAGAAAGACTGCCTGGATGGAAGGCGCTAAAAAGTTTTTTAAGGAGGAATTCAGATGAGCGAAAAGAAGATCATAAAGCTGGAAGACGTAAAACAGATTGAAGACGGATTATACAATTTCTTTTCTTCAATCAATATCAACAACATACCGTGGTGCCTGGAGTATTTTAACGACTCCAAGCACACCGCTTTACTTTTCAAAAGTAGTGGCTACACGGAAGAAATAGAACACTATCTGGGTGGTGGCTACAGGGCTACTTACCCATTTGAAATTTATATTCAAGCAAGCAGAAAGGATACGAAGGCACGCCTGGACCTATCCCGAATCCTGTATGCACTAGTACAGGCACTCGCGGAAGAAGAGGCGCAAGGTTTCCCAAATCTAGCACTGGACGAAGCAATACCGCAAGAGGTCGCACTCACAACGCTACCTTCAGACTACACGGGAGAAGAGGCCGCGCTTTCAACTTTCTACTGCTCTATGACATTAACCTACGAAAAGAAGGGAAGGTTTGAATGATGACAACAGAACTGCCTAATAGAGAACTAAAGGTCGAAGACAACCTACATTACGTCAAATTCACAGGCTCGGAAAGCTACGTTCTAGCCAACAAGGGATTGACAAACTGGGAGCAAGCCTTGAACGCTACAACAGATGATGGGGTGCAATATATCGGAGAGGCCGGAAGCCAAAGCCAGGTTACAGGCTATGCGCCTACAGTATCTTACGAGGGCCGAGCGTATCCAGGGGACGCATTTAACTACTGGGTATACTTGCAAGGTAAAGAACAGAGAGTCGGTTCTACTTTTGAAGAGATCGAAGTGGAAACATGGAACGAGAAAGCAGCCAAATCTGGGGACTTTGTAGCATATCAAAGAACCTACGAAGTGCAACCAGATAACCCAGGAAGCGGAGAGGCCGGAGGCAAACTAATGTGCTCTGGAACATTCGCACAACAAGGCGATCAGGTAAAGGGAACGTTCAATATTAAGACGAAAACATTTACCGCAGACAGCGCCACAGAGTAAAGCACTTAACTATACAAGGAGGACATCATGGAACTAAAGTTACAAAAGCAATTATTTAAAGATATCGAAATCGACGGACACAGATTCAGAGTCGACGTAAAGGACACATCTAAGATTGAAGCCTTAGAAAACTGGGCAACAGAACAGAATTCTCTAAGCAAATTCGGAAAAGAATCGCTAGAGGACTGTCCTGCTTTAATTGATAAGATTCTAGGAGATGGAGCCTTTGAGACACTATTCAAAGGATACGAAGAAAGCTCGGCACAGTTTGAACTTTGCTTCACGTTGCACAGCATCTTCCAGGATGAATTTTTAAAAGATCAGCAGGCAAAAGTCGCGGAAGAAGAAAAGAAGAATCTGGATAAAATCGACAAGCTTTGCGAATCTATGGACAAATTTAACAGGACATTAGAATACGCAGACAAACGATATGGAGGAAGAAATGCTGTGGCTGGAAAGAGAAGATCTTCCGGAAAGCATAGACGCTAACGGAACGACTCTCCCTATCTTTGCAGACTTTAGAACCTGGGTCCGAGTTGACAGCGTTATACAAGATAACGCAATACCAGAGGAACTGAAGCTGCCCGTTATTTGTGATCTAATAGGAATCAACCCGTTCGCTTTTAAAGGCGATTCGAAAGACCTATGGGATGCGATAATGGGCTTTTATTTTTGCGACAAAAAGCCTAAGGAACCTTATGCCAAGACAAACGGACGACAAGGCTATCGATTCGAATACGATATGGACCTTATATATGCAGCGTTTAGACAGCAATACAATATAAATCTTTTAGACGCCAAACTTCATTGGTTTGAATTTAAGGCGCTTTTTAACGCCCTAAGCGACGATACTATGATCATACGAGTTATTGGTTACAGAACCAGAGATACTTCAAATCTTAAAGGAGAAGAGAAGAGTCGCGCGCAGCGCCTAGAAAAGTATTACCGCCTGCCTGAGGACAAAGGACCAGAAAAGGAAAGAACACCGCAAGAAATAGAAGCAGAACTTCTGGCCAGATTAGAAACCTAGGAGGTTGAAAAATGGCATCAGGAGCTGATGGAACAATTAAAGTCAAACTAGGACTTGACGACAGCGAGTACAAAAGTGGCCTTAGCGGAGCGCATAAAAGTGCGGAAAGCTTCGCGGACAAAGTGAAGTCAACCTTCGTGGGCGCAACAGTATTCAAAGCCGCCAGCAAAGGTTGGGACTTAATATCTGGATCAATCGGAAAAGCAACCGCCCGATTAGATGCCATGCAAAAAGCTAAACAAGTTATTGGGGTTTTAGCAGGAAGCAGCAAAAAAGCTGCGAAGGTTGTAAACGAACTAAGTGACGCTGTATCCGATACGGCATACGGATTAGACACCGCCTCGAGTTCGACTCAAAAGCTAGCCACATCAGGATTAGGCTTAGACAAATCTACCCGAATGGTAAAGGACATGATGGATGCCGTTTCTTTCTATGGAGACGGAACCAACGAGACTCTAGCCAATACAATAGATTCAATCGCAAAGATGAATGCCTCTGGTAAGATTTCAGCCGATCAATGGCAACGTTTAACAGACGCAGGAATTCCCGTTTTAAAGATTTTCGCTGAGAAAACGGGGAAAAGTATGGCGGAAGTTTCAGATGCATTCTCTACTGGAAAAATTAGTGCGCAAGAATTTAATGACGTACTGATGGATGCATTAGAAAACGGAACCGAATCCTTTCCAGCCGTAGCCGGAAAAGCCAAGGAAATGGCCGGAAGCTTTGCAACTAGCTTTTCAAATATGTCAGCTCGTATCGCAATCGGTATAGCTAACATTATCGAGGCTTTAAACAATTTTTTAACAGATAGTGGCCTACCCAATATTCAAGGAATGATTGCTGGCTTTGGATCAGTAATCAGAAACGTCCTGAATTGGATTGCCGCAGAACTACCGAAAGCACTGAATGCAATTAAGGATTTCTTCGCGCCAACAGCGGAAGCAATCAAAGCCGCAGCAGAAAAGATTCAAGAAGCCTGGAACAAAGTAAAAGACACGGTCAAAGAAAAGCTAGACCCAGGAGACTCGCTGAACTTTATCAAAGACGCACTAGACAGGATCAAAGAAATTCTGCCTCAGATCGTAGAGAAAGTAGGAGAGTTTGCAGCCGCCTTCATTGAAAAATTGCCTGCGATTATAGACAAAGCAAAAGAACTAGGAGAAAAGCTTAAAAAATTAGCTCCACTAATAGCAGCCGTAGCCGGAGCTTTTGCAGCCTGGAAAAGTATCGAGACTGTAAACAACATTGCAAAAGTGATCGGAGACGCTGGAAAGAAGATCAAGACATTCGGACATTTAGTATCACAAGGCTCTGGATTGATTGATGGCCTAGCCTACGCCGCATCATCAGGAACAGGCGTGATTGCTAGTATGGCCGAAGCCTTTACACTAGCCGGCGGAGGGCTAGAAGGGCTAAGCGCAGCTCTAGGAGTAATCGGTGGACCTATCACATTGGTGGTCGTAGCTATCGGAGCACTAGTAGCGGCGTTCGTATATCTTTGGAATACCAGCGACAGCTTCAGAGAATTCTGGATCAATCTATGGGATGGCATAAAGGAAACTACAGGCCAAGTTATAGATGGAATCGTAAACTTCTTCACTGTAACAATTCCAGAGGCGTGCCAAAGTTTCGTGGACGCAGCACAGAACCTGGCTACACAAGTAGTTCAATTCTTTACGGTTACCATTCCAAACGGCGTACAAACGCTTGTGACGAACATTCAAACGTTCTTCGGAACAACGATACCTTATTGGATCGGATACGCCGTAGGATACATTCTAGGAAAGTTCGTAGAGTGGGGCCTAAGACTTGTACAATTCGCGACGCAAGACATTCCGCAGTTTATATCGAAAGTAGTGGATTGGTTTAAGCAGCTACCAGGCCAGATCTGGACTTGGCTACTAAACACAATCAACAAAACAGCTGAATGGGTAAGCCAGATGATCCAGAAAGCGATTCAGGCAGGGCGTGATTTTGTATCAAATGCAATCAACTTTATTTCACAATTACCTGGTAAAGTATGGACATGGCTATCAAATACGATCAGCAATGCCGCAAGTTTTGCAAGTCAGTTTGTACAGCAAGCGATTCAAGCAGGACAGAATTTCTTTAATGGAATTGTAAACAAGGTAAGAGGAATACCTGGACAGATGCTATCTATTGGCTCGGATATCGTAGGTGGAATTAAACGAGGAATCAGCAGCGCATGGGGCGGATTGACTGGATGGCTTGGAAACATGGCTAAGGGCCTTATTGACGGCGTAAAAAGTGCTTTAGGAATCGGGTCACCTTCAAGACTGTTCGCAGATCGTATTGGTAAATGGATTCCGGCCGGAATCACGCTAGGCGTAGAAAGAGCTATGCCAAAGGCTAAGGCCTTTATGGGACGCATGTCTAGCGATTTACTAGAAGCAGCTAACATGGACAGCCTAACTTCAAGATTGGCTTTAGAAGGCAATCCTGGAAGCCTAGGAAGCGGCTTAGGCAATACAGTCGTCTATCAAGTAGATCAGACTATAAATTCAGCGAAGGAGCTAAGACCTAGCGAAATCGCGCAAGAAACAGAAAGAATGGTTAGGAGGTTAGCATGGGCGTAACAGTAATATACACAAACAGCCTGGGGAAATCCGTTGAGTTTTCCGAGGCCTCAGGCATCCGACTAACAACACTAGACGGAATCTCTAAAAATGAGATCACTTTATCAGAATCAAGCGTTTCAAATCAAATAGGGACAACGGTGTCCGGGGCTTCTATTGAGCCCAAGGACATCACCCTAGAGGGGCGCTTTAAATACAATGCAGACATTAGAAAAAAACTTCTAGCTGTAATCCTTCCTGGAGTATCAGCAACACTGCGTTATATCAACACAAGAGCTGGGGTCGATGTATACTGGAAGGTTGAACCTAAAACGACGCCAACCATCACACTCAATGAAACCTGGCAAAAATTCCAGATTGTACTGAGGGCTCCATTCCCATATGCAAGACGAGCAAAGGAAACAAAGGTGGCCTTCCAGAGATTGAGGTCGCTCTTTAAATTTCCTCGCTCTTTTTCAAATACGGAACCCTGGAAAATATCAGAGAAGCTCACAACGCCACTAGTAACAGTCGATTACAATGGCAGTATAAATACTGGCTTTCTTTTGACTATGAAAGCAGAGGCAAAAGTGAAAAACCCGAAAATTTTGAACGTGTTCACTCAGGAGCACATATCCTTCGGACAAGTAGCAGACCTAGAAATGAATATAGGGGACGTGCTAGAAATAAGTACTTTTGCAAACGAGCAATACTGCCACTTGATACGAAACGGAGAAGTAGAAAACATTTTCTGGATGACAGATTATGATTCCGAGTTTTTTCAGATTCAACCCGGAGAAAACGTACTGAATTATACAGCAGAGGAAAACCCCGGAAGTCTGGATGCACTTCTACGGTTTGAAGAAGTACTAGCGGGGGTATAGATATGCACTATTATGTTTACGACAGAGAAGGAAAACGACAAGGACCGCTCCAGAACATAACCAGCGTGCAATGGAACCCAAAATATTATGAAACAGGGAAAGCCGAGATTCATGTGGAATATACGGACTTCAATACAAGATATCTACAGAAATGGAACCGAATCGTTTGCAAGGAAAGAAATGAGATTCTCTTTATAGAATCCGTAGAAAGACTCGCAAAAGAAATTGTAGTACTCGGACACATGGACAATTTGGAGGACCGTATAAACCTCTATACTTTGACCGTTCGAAATGTAGAACAATCGCTGCTCGGTAACTTTGAAAAGAACAAGCGCGGATTGGATATAGTAATCGGAAAGAGTACAGGCCTTCCCGGAAAACTTGAGAACGCATCCGACACAACATACGACACACTCAGGACCATGGCTCAGAAATACTGCCAGCTAGTAGGCTACGGATACAGAGAAGTTCTAAAAGGGACTACACTGAATTACTTCGAAATCTACGCAGGATCAACAAAGAACAAGCTGAGGTTTTCAGACAGACTTGGAAACCTAATCTCGCAAACTTTTATCGAGGATATATCTGGGTATAAAAACTACGCTTACGTGTATGGCGAAGAATCTGGATCAGGACGAAAAAGTGTGATCATAGATCTTCGAACAAAAGAAGAACCAAGAATGGAGCTATATGTGGATGCCCGAGATTTACAGTCTACATATAAGGATGCCTCAGGCAACGAGCAAACCTATACGGAAGAAGAGTATAACAACATGCTAAAAGAGAGGGGCCTCAATAAGTTAGCAGAGGCTAGAAAAGGTTCTTCTAAATTTGAATTTGAAATTGATGCGGACGACAAGAAGGCCGTCCTTCAAAAGGACTTTGACCTAGGAGACGTGATACCATGTTTAAGTTTTAAATTCAATTTATTTACATTTGCTAGAATATCAGGCCTTAAGTTTGTAGAAGAAAGCAATTTACAGACCCAGGTCACTCTTGAACTAGAACTTGTAGATGTTCAAGAAAGCGCAACAAAAATGAAAGGAGGGGGCTCATGACAGCATACCCTTTAGACAATACGGAGTATCTGGCAGAAGATCTGCGGATGTTCCATGCCGGGAGAACACCTGGCCTTTTTAATATCACCGGTGAAGACTTCAAAGTAAAAATTGCCGGCGGTATGAATATATCAGTCAGTAACGGGCTCGCCTTTTTAAAGACATCCAGCGATGGAATAGGTGGTATCGTTTACTCGCCTAAAGACGATACTACCCTGACGGCTACCGTCGTTACAAACTACACAAGATATGACTACGTGGCCATTCGATACGATAAGATCAGCAATTCATGCGGCCTTGTATATCAGGAAGGAACGCAGTCAATGCCTACGCCTATTCGAAATCTAGAACAATACGAGCTGATCATTGCGATTGTAGCTTTAAAGGCATCAGCTGGAGAAATCACGCAAGAAATGATTCAAGACGTAAGACTTGACGAAAACTACTGCGGACTAACGGTTGATACTTTAACGCAAGTACCAACACAAGAACTATATGATCAATTCCAAAGTTTCTATGAAAGAATCCAGAAAGAAAATGAGGACACTCAATACGCCAACGGCGAGAAATTCAGAAAATGGTTCGAGTCTTTAGAAGAAACGCTTCAGGGTGAAGTCGCAACGGCACTAGCTGGCCGCATTCTAAACCTTGAAAACATGCTTCTGGACAATCACATTTATACAGAGCTTCAAGTTGACGTGGACAACACTCTAACCGACGAAGAGGGCACAAATATATTTGCGGACTGGAAGTATCAGGTTCAGTAGGTAAGATCATGAGACAAGGGACAACACCAACTCTGGTCATTCACACATCAGGACTCGAGCTAGAGAAACTAACAAGTCTATATTTAACGATTGAACAGAACGGGACTATTCTAACAAAAAGAATGGAAGACCTAGTGATTGAGGAAAATACTGTGGCCGTAACGCTAACCCAGGAAGAGACACTTCAATTTATACCTGGACGATACCAGGTACAAATTCGAGCTATCACCGAAGACGGAACTGCTATAGCTTCCCCAATTCTAACCCGTCCTGTTTTTCCAGTTTTATATAAGGAAATCATAGAATGATGAAAGATGAATTTAATATCAATCTAGCCGAGGAAAACGAAAGCCTGGGGTTTGATTTCAAAGAGCAATACGTCGCAGGAACAAGCGACTACAACAAACTGAAAAACAAGCCAACTCTAAACGGTAAAGAGATCGTAGGAGCTATGGAAGAAGAAGACCCGACAGTTTCTGGATGGGCTAAAGAACCAACAAAGCCGAGCTATACGGCGGAAGAAGTAGGCGCAATAAAAAATGACGAGATCAAGGCAATCTCACTAGACGAGCTTAACAGCTTGTGGGAAGGAGTATAGACATGGCTACAGAATATCTGGACAAGGCAGGGGCGACCCTACTGGTCCAAAAGACAAAAGCAGAATTAGCAAAGAAAGTTAGTGCCGTAGACGGAAAAGTACTTTCAACAAATGATTACACTACAGCAGAAAAAAAACAAATTAGCAGGCATTGCATCAGGAGCTCAGGTTAACACAATCACAACGGTGAAGGTTAACGGAACAGCACTAACACCCGACGCCAGCAAAGCTGTAGACGTAACCACACCAACCAAAACCTCGCAGCTTACAAACGACAGCGGATATCAGACAGCGTCACAAGTAAGTTCTGCGATCGGTACTGCGGTTGGTAAAATCACACAAATTTCATATAGCAAAGTAAGTTCATTACCTGCTACAGGAGCAACCGGTGTTATTTACTTAGTAGCACATAAACATGGAACGCAGGACATCTATGATGAGTATATCTGGATGGCAGACTCAAGAACGTTCGAGAAAATCGGAACTACAGACATTGATCTAAGTGGATACGTAAAGAAGACTGACTTAACAGCAATCACGACAGACGAGCTGAACGCAATGTGGTCCGCAGCATAGGAGGTGAAAGCCTATGCTCGGTTTTAAAGATAAGGCAGCTATTAACTGGATCGTAACCAAGATAAAGGCGGTTACTACATCACATAACGCATTGAATCAAATGGTGATGAATAATCACTTTACCATGAATTTGAACGCAACAAGCGCTCAAGAATTAGTAGATGAAAAAGGAAATGCAATCCTAGCCGATTGGTCTTACGAGGTCGCAAGTGGAGAAGTCGGCACGGATTGGAAATATAAAGTCAAGGAGGAATAACATGCCAGGAAAACAAGTAACAGAGCTAGACGTATTACCTAGTTTTACAGATACAAGCTTACTACCTGTGCATAACGGCGCAGGATTGAAAAAAGGATTATTATCGCAACTAGCAAATTATTTAGGAACTAAATTCAGTAATCCGAATTTATTGATTAATCCGGATTTTAAAATCAATCAAAGAGGTGCTACAAGCTACGAACAACAAGGCTATTCAGTAGATAGATGGAAGATTTGGAATGTTACAGTTACACCAAGCACAAGTGGAGGAATTACTGTAAAGAATGACAAATACACAGATACCGGAACATTTCTACAATACTTAGAGAATGCGACGGAAGGTGATTCTACATTATCGTGCTATGTAACATCTGTAAGCGGAACAGTAACTATGGTTGCAGATGACAACTCACAAGTAATATTGAAGCAAGGATTAAATGTTGTACATACAAGTAAGAGTACAAAAACATTTACAATCTTTTTGAATCGAGGAACTAGCGTAACTCTTAAATGGGTCAAATTGGAGCAAGGCAAAGTAGCTACGGAATTTATTGCACCAAATCCCGCAGAGGAATTAACTAAATGTTATAGATTTAAATACATTGGAAAAGCAGTATTAAGAGGGAGATGTACCGCAAATCAAGTGTTCGGATTCACAAAAGATTTACCAACGAAATTAAGAACTAAACCAACTACAACCTTTAAGTCGAAAGATTCATATAATGTTAACACTGTTGATGTAACTCTTGCGGGAGAAAATAATGCAGTATACCTAGCAGGAACTGCAGAAAATACAAACCAAACAGTGATAGATGTGGTTTTGGATTTAGACGCAGAAATTTATTAGGAGGAAGCTATGGAGAACGAATATAAAGTATACGTATCCTTACAAGATGGATACATCACAACTATTAATTCAGAAATCTTTTTATCACAAGAAGAAATTCAAACAATGACAGAGATTGACAAAGGGCAAGGAGACAAATACGCTCACGCTCAAGGTTTATATCTAGAAAAAGGATTAGTAGACGAACAAGGAAGATACAACTATAGATTTGTAGCCGGTAAAGTTGTAGAAGTCGCGGAAGGAGAAAAGCCAACAATCAAAGAACCAGAGCAACAAGCAACCGCACAGGATAAGATTGAGGCACAAGTCATGTACACGGCCATGATGACAGATACACTTCTAGAAGAAAGCGAGGCTTAATTTATGTTTGAAAAAATCAAAAGATTTTATGATCTAAAGCTATATACAGATAAGCAGGTAAGAAAGTTCTGTGAAAAAGGATTCATCACAGCTGATCAGTATAAAGAAATCACCGGAGAAACATACTAACACTGGAAATAAGAAGGAGCTAAAAAGCTTCTTCTTTTTCATAAATAGAAGGAGGTCCAGAATATGAGAAAAGGACAAAAACTTACAAAAGGCGGATATCAGCTTTTAGGCTTTCCGATGGAGTACATGAATGTAACTCAAGGAAACAACGTAGGAACACACCTAGGAACAAACGCCTTAGACAACGCAGGAAAGGACACAGGAATTGACGAAACAATTGCACCGTGCGATTGCCACCTAGTAGCCTATGACACTGCACAGAACGGAAACGCAGTTTTCTTAGAATCAGACAAGAAAGTTCTATTTAGAGACGGAACGATCGAATTTGCTACATTTATGCTTATTCACGACAACTATATCGAGGATATCAAGAAAGTAAAATACTTCAAACAAGGTGACACATTCGGAGACGAAGGGACAACCGGATACGCTACCGGAAACCACAGCCACATGGAAGTCGCAAAAGGTAAATTTACGCACTGCTATGACCGCAATGCACAAGGCACTTATCACCTTCCAAACAACGTGTCCGCAGACCTTGCATTCGTAACAGACGGAACTGTGATTTTAAATAAAGGATCATTCGCAAACTGGACAGACTCAAGCCACGTGCCATTCAATCAGGGAGGCCAGGCTTCTACTGGATCAGAATCCGTGCTAAACGGTATCCCTTCAGACTTTGTACATGAAAAAGCTACATTCTATCCGGCTTGTACAATCAAGATCAGACGCGCGCCAAGCCTAAAGGGACAAGATACAGGCCTAACATATATCAAAGGGCAGCACGTAAACTATGACGGCTATGTTCGTCGAGAAGGCTACGTGTGGATCAGCTGGATTGGTGGCGACGGAACACGACGCTGGATGGCCGCCGGAGAATTAAATTCAGCAGGAGTAAACGTAAAGCCATACGGAACATTTAAATAGAAAGGATCAGCAATAGAACACAATGAACAGGAGAATAAATAGAAGATACCAGACACCTCTACGCCCAGACTTTGCACATTTTCTAATCGAGGAGCAAGGATTGAGCGACAAACAGAAAAAAGTTGTATACCAGCTAAGAAGCAAAACGCAAGACTCGCAATGGCACTACCAGGACGCAGGCATGTCAAAAGACGAATTCGAAGAAACCGTCAAAGATTTAAATGACTACTACTGGGCCCTTTTGGTAGATATGGCCTTCGGATTTTACAAGCTAAAGAAGGACAAAAGAGGGACGGTTCCAGACATGAAAATATAAGAGAATATAGGTGAAAAGAGGTAGAACACAATGAACACACCATATTTCAATAATTTCATGCCGCAACCTGGGCAGTTCGGGATGCCGCAGATGCAGGCACCAACCCAACAAATGAACCAGATTCAATTTGTAAACGGAATCGAAAGTGCTAAAGCTTTCACTCTAGGACCGAACCAGTCCGTGATTTTAATGGATAGTAACAAGCCCGTTTTTTATCAGAAACAAGCAGACGCAAGTGGCTTCTGTACGATCAAGGCCTATAGCTTCCAGGAAGTGAAAGAAGATCAACCGGAAGACAAGTACCTCACGAAGGCAGAATTCCAGGAATGGCTTTCAAAGGTAGAACAGAACGCGAGAGGAGGCAACCGTCATGAATCCACTACTTCAAAATAGACCAGGAGGAAACGGAAACATGCTGCAACAATTTCAGCAATTTAAAAAGATGCTAGGGACGCAGGACCCGCAGCAACTTCTAAATGAGCTGATGGCCTCCGGAAAATTTACGCAGGCTCAACTGGATCAAGCCAAACAAATGGCGGAACAGTTCAAGGGCTTTCTAAAATAGGATTTTGCAAAATCAAGATAGATAGGAAAGGAGAACACACATGGACAACTTATCATTATCTGATATCGCTTCTGTAACTGGAAACAAAGATGGCTTTCTAGAAGGAAACGGGATTATCATTCTAATTTTATTCTTTTTGATTTTTGGATTTGGTGGCGGCGGAGCCTGGGGAAACAACCAGCAAGGCACACAGGCAGAGGTTCAGCGCGGATTTGATACACAAGCTATTATTAGCAAGCTAGACGGAATCACAAACGGAATCTGCTCAAACGCATACGAAAACGCGCAGCTAATCAACCAGATGAACGTGAACCAAATGCAAAACGCAAACACAACGCAGATGGCCATGGTGAATGGCTTCAACGGTGTAAATAGTTCTTTATGCCAAGGTTTCGGAGGAGTACAGGAAAGCATTAACAATCTATCTCATCAGATGGAACAATGCTGCTGCAACTTAAAGACTCAAATGATGCAAGACAAATATGATGCCTTGAAAACTCAATATGATCAAAGCTTGCAGGCAATTTCAAACAGCGTACAAACTCAAAACATTTTGAGCCAATTAGGACGATATTACACAAATCCGCCTTACTACCCACAATACGGAACTTACTACCCTACAGGCGCTACAGTAGCCTAGAGGTAGAAACATGATCCAAGTCGTCAACACGACAAGCGCAACACTAGCAGCAGGCGCAACGATCCCACCAGGAAGCGTTCAGACTCGGACAAACAACAGAGTCAATCTAAACGGAAACGCTCTGGAGATCGTAAAACCTGGAACCTATAAAGTGGATGGAAGCTTCGTGATTTCAGCAACTGCAGCGGGAACAAATCAAGTGCAACTTTACGCCAACGGGACAGCAGTTCCGGGAGCCGTAGCACAAGTAACAACAACCGCAGCAGACAACGTGATCACTCTTCCAGTATCCGCTGTCATTCAGGCAGCACCAGCTGCACCAGGAAACAAGGTCGCTCTAACGTGGGTTACATCAGCAGCCGGAACTCTGATCAACGCATCAGAAACGGTTTCTAGAATAGTATAGGTGATTGAAGGCATGCCAGATGGCGTGCCCTTTTTAGTAGGAGGTAACGAGGATGAGTAGACTTACAAACAAAGCATGGTGGGAAGCAGCAGGAGTTCGAGCAATCAAGACAATGGCTCAAACGGCGCTAGCCTCTATCACCGTAGGCGCAGCCGTTCCGGACGTAAACTGGATGTACGCAGCAAGCACCACGGTCGTGGCAGGCGTATGCTCAATTCTAACAAGCTTAGCAGGTTTGCCAGAAGTAAATGAGGAAGAATGATGACTGATACAATTCTTGTTGCGATTATATCCGGACTTTGCGTCGGAGTACCTTCAGTCCTAGCAACATGGACCAGCAACTCCAAACATTCGGCCTTGCTGGACTATAAAGTGGAACAGATGGACAAAAAGGTTGACAGCCTAGCAAAAAAGATCGAAAGCCATAACGAGCTGGAGAAGGAAGTGGCTACACTAAAGGAACAGGTCAAAGACCTATCGGAACGGATCAAGGGAATGCTTGAAAAATAGCATTCCCTTCTTTTTTTATTTTCTGCTTTATTTTTCGCTTTTTTGCTTGCTTTATGTAATGTAATACATTATAATGTGAGTGTAAAAAGAAAGAGAGATAGAACACAATGAAAACAGAAATCGAAACACTAGAAACTAGAATTCAAAACTGGATTGAAGAACAAACAAGAATCGCAAAGGAAATTCAATTCGAACTAAACGCAATCGAAAGAGAAGAAAGAGACATTGACTTCGGAAAAATCAGAAAACTAGCTTACGAAGCAGACGTATATGAAACATTGATTCAAGAATCACAACGCCAAATTAGAACACTACAGGAGGAAGCTTAATATGACTAGAGAAGAAGCAGCAATGAGACTAAAGGAAGAAGTGCTGGATCAATTGTATTACGATAGACACATGATGACTCTAAAAGAAATAGAAAGCTGGCTATACAAGCACAATTGCGATGAAGACGCCTTGGACGTAATCATGGAAATAATAGAGGAATAGAGCATGGATGCTATTACAAAAGATTTATTGGATCGTAGAAAAAAGGAAATAGAGTGGATACAAGGTACATACAAAGAAGCCATAGCGGAAGCTGTAAACATTCTAAACAATGAACCTGAAGGAGAAGACTGGGACACAGTTCGAGAAGCAGTAGACACAGCACAAAGAGCCCTCGAGAATATCGAGGGGTTACAAGAAGAAGTTGAAATGATCAAGATGCTAAATATATAATAAAAAATATAGGAGATAGAACACATGGGAATTGGAAAGAACGTAAAAGCACTAGCAAAAGACAGAGGGCTCAACCTTATCGAATTATCTAAAAAAAGCGGAGTGCCGTTAAATACTATTTACACGTTAACGAGGGAAGACCCGAGAAACGCTACAATGCGCACTCTTGATAGATTGGCGGAAGCTTTGAAAGTTGACGTGAGGACACTGCAAACCGGTATAGAGTTTGCACCAGAAAGAGTCAAAGAAAAAGAAAGCAATCTAACAAAATTAATTCTGAATATAATAAAGACACTAAGTACACCAGAGAACATAGACTGGGCGCACATAGAAGACCTGGTGATAGAAGCTGAGCGATTAGACAACGAAATAAAGGAGGAGAAGTAAGATGGCTGTATCAGAGGCAAGAAAAAGAGCGAATCAAAAATGGAGCGATAAAACATACAAGATCAAGACCTTCAGGCTTCATCTAAAGCATGACGCAGACATTCTGGAATATCTAGACACAAAAGAGAGCGTCAACAGATACCTGAAAGATCTGATCAGAGAAGACATAGAACGACAAAAGAAAGAGGCCGAGTAG